GTCATTTCCAGAAATTATAGGTGAGTCTGGTTTAGGTCAAAGTATTTTATTTGAACACGAAGTAGGAAACGATCAAGTAAACCCTGATGGCACAACTACAACCGTGCCTTCTTTTATACAATCTTACGATATAGATTTAGAGTCTAGATCAAAAGACGCAAGAGGTAGAGCCACTGGTCCTAAAGTTGCGGGTGAAATATTTTTAGCTATGAGAAGATTTGTGCCAGATTTTAAAACATTAGTTGGTAATGCTAAAGTAAGTTTAAATGTAAAAAGATATCCACAACAAACGGAAACACAAACTGCGCTAAGTCCTTTTACCATAGATTCAACTACAGATAAAAAAGATACAAGAGCAAGAGGTAGATTTGTAAGTGTTAAAATAGAGAATGATGCAGTCAATGAGTCTTGGAGATTTGGAACTTTAAGATTAGATTTACAACCAGACGGGAGACGTTAATGCCAAAGATTAATGTAAGAATACCAGAGCCAAAAGAAGAATACGATTTTTCAAACCAAAAACAAATAAATAGAACTTTATCTTTGGTAGTAGAACAATTAAACTCAACATATTTAAGTGAAACAAAACAGGAGCAAGAGAGATTCTCTTGGTTTATAGGTGGCTAATATATACAAAAATGAATTAGTAGATTTAACTACTACAGATAATACTACGATCTACACTACACCAGCTAGTTCTAGAGCTATTATCAAGAGTATAATAGTATCAGAAGATGCTGGATCAGGATCTACAATAACTTTCACTATAACAAATGCTGCTTCTGCAGTATTTAACTTGTTTAAAGACAAGGCAATAGCCTCAAAAGCAACAACAGAACTGCTAACTCACCCTTTAATTTTGGAAGAAAATGAGGTATTAAAGGCACAAGCAGCAGATGCAAATGAATTACACGTTATTGCATCAATATTGGAGATAAATAGAGACTAATGGCATTCATAGAACAAGAAGCAAAAGCAGAATACAAAACAATTAATGGTAAGAGAACATTGGTTATTACACCTGAATGTGAAGTTACTTTGAAAAATTTAGAAACAGGACAAGAATACAACTCAGATAAAGAAGCTGATGACGATGTAAACAATCCTGAGACACCTACGAAAAGAGAACATATCTCTCGTAGTGTAAAAATAACAGTTGAATCTTTACCACTTGGTAGTGATTCAAATTTATAATATAATGGTACGATGGCGATAACTAGAGCACAACAGGTAAGACAGATGTTAGAGGATGGAGGTATGTTAGTACAACCATCTAAAGATGGAAAACGACCAGGATATCGTTTTGCTTTTGATAGAGGAAAAGAAACAAAAGCAGATAAAGGCGTTGATAAAGGAGATGGTCCTAGTCAACGTCAAAGGGAGCAGTCTAGATTTGAAGATCAGAGTTATTCTAATCCAAATAAATTTGCAACAAAAGAAGATGTTCGAGAGCAAGCTCGTGTTGGTAATCAAATAAAAGAAGGTGATTTTTTAAGTCCAGCAACTACAATTATTGGTGGTCGACAGTTTAATGTAATACCGGGTGATGATAGAAATGTTCAAGAAAGAATTCTTGCAGAAAACATACAGAAAAGAATAGACAAACAAAATAGAGATAAATTTATAAATACTAAAACTAATTTAAGACCAACCGGTCTTCCAGTATTTGATGTAGCAACAAATTTTATAAATCGATTTTTACCTTCACAAGTTACTAGAAAATTTTATTATGATAATGTTAGAGGCAGAACAGTTACACTTCCAGATGGATCAGTAATAACTTTTGATGAGGATAATTATGATGAATATGATGCTTTAAGAAAAGCAGGAGTAATTGGAGCGTATGGTAATACTGAAATGGGACAAAACGCTATTGATGCTCGTGGTGGACCTGATGATCAAATTTTGTTTCCAGACCTTGAAGACATGCCTGGTGGTCCTAAAAAAGATTCTGGTGATGGTGACGATGGTGATGATGAAAACACTCAAACAGGAAGTGGCCAAGCTTTTAGACTCATGAGCCGTGGTGGTAGTCCAATGGATGCGCCTAAAAAAGAGGGTATAATGATGGCTTCTTATGATTACGACGATGCAATGAATGAAGCTTTTGAAGAATTTTTACGTCTTAAAAAAATAAAAGAAATTCCTGAAGATATGGAGTTTGATGAGTATCTAGATCAATTAGATATCGACGTGCCTTATTCTAAAAAAGACAAAGGTGAACAAAGAGCCATGGCTCAAGAAGGTGGGATCATGGACCTTGAAACAGGAAGACAAATGTATTTCTTAGGTAAGTTGGTTAAGAAAGCAACGAGAGCTGTTAAGAAGATTACTAAATCACCATTAGGTAAAGCTGCATTAGGTGTGGCAGCACTTAAATTTGGTCCTAGTTTTTTTGGAACAGGATCATTTAATCCATTAAAGGCAATTACAACTACTTTTGGTCCTAAAGGACCAATGAAACAAACAGGACTAAGTGGTCTAGGTAGAATATTAAATAAACTTGGTTTGGCTGATACAGCGGGTGGATTAACTACGTTTGGTAAGTTTGGTATACCTTTTGCACTACTACCTTTTTTAACAGAAGAAGAAAAAAAACAAATAGCTTCTGATAGAGGAGTTAGTATAGATCCAGGATATATTAGAAACAATCCTTATACGTTTGCATCAAACGTAGGATCTGGATCTGGTACAGCTTTTGCATTAGCAGCAGATGGATCTTAGAGACGATGGTGGTTTTGTGCCAATAGGTAGAATGGAAAAAGCTGACGATGTGCCTGCAAGATTATCTAAGAATGAATTTGTATTTACAGCAGATGCTGTTAGAAATGCAGGTGGAGGCGATGTAGACAAAGGCGCAGAAGTTATGTATAATATGATGAAAAACCTCGAATCCGGAGGTGAAGTATCTGAAGAATCGCAAGGATTAGAAGGCGCACGTGAAATGTTTCAAACATCAAAAAGATTAGAGGAAGTATTATAATGGCCGTACAAGAAACAAGAAATTTACCCGCACAGTTTGTAGAAGATTTAGGTGTAGATCTAGCAGAACAGGTAGTTGCTCAGTCGGGTATACCTGTAGTAACAACAGGTTTGCAAGGACTTGGGTCCATGGCACAACCAACACAACAATCTTTTGAAACAGCAGAACAATTTAAAAAAAGACAAGATTTATTTGGTGCACAACAAAGAGCTGCACTAGGATTTGAACAAAGACAACAAGCGTTAGCGGGACTTGCACCACAAGTTGCAGGTTTATCTGCAAGAGAACAAGAGGCTAGAAGAATAGCAGATGCAGGTATAGGTTCTTTTCAACCATTTTTAACATCAGCACAACAACTTACAGGAGCTGGAGCAGGGACAGGTACAGGAACAGTAGCAGAGTTTATGTCTCCTTATCAACAACAAGTTATTGATACAACTTTACAAGAATTTGATAGACAAGCACAAACTCAAGAACAAAGAATTAGAGATCAAGCTGTTGCAGCAGGAGCTTTTGGTGGTGGTAGAGAGGGTGTACAGTTAGCAGAGTTTCAAACAGGTTCAGACAGAAACAGAGCTGCATTAGAAGCTCAACTAAGACAACAAAATTTTGGTCAAGCAGTTGCAAGAAGAGATCAAGCATTTAGAGATCAAATTGGTTTAGCAAGTCTAGTTCCGCAACTAACAGCTGGTGATGTTGCAGCACAAGGTCAATTAGGTGCAATAGATAGAACATTAGATCAAGCAACAAGAGATGCACAAAGAGAAGCTACAAGACAAGCAACATTCTTACCACAAGAACAACTAGATAGATTTGCAAGTCAAGTAACAGGAATCATGGGAGGTTATCCTGCACAATTCCAAACAACAAACATACCTAATCCTTCACCACTACAACAAGTTCTAGGTATAGGATCAACATTAGCTGGAGCATATCTTGGTGGACTAGGTAGATCAGGACAACCTTTGTTTGGTACAAAAACGGTTTAATATGAATAGAACTTTAAGAAGACCAATGTTTAGAATGGGTGGTGCAGCAGAAGGCATCACATCTGGTTTAGATAAACCAAGAAAACAATTTTTCGATGGAACACAACCTAACCCTAGAAGAACTTTTCTTGAAGCTCAACAGGCTGCAATTAAACCAGATATTTTAAAAATGTTGTATGCAAAAAAATTTCCTGATAAAACAGAAGAACAAGTTCAAACAGAAGTTGATAATTTTTTAAGTGGTAAAGATGATATAATCGCTAATACTAATACTACAAACACAATGCAAACAGCAGGAGATAGAGCCACAGCTATTCCGTCTATAGATGAAACAGCGGCAACGGCGATGGCTAATGCAAAAAGATTTTCTGGTTCTCAAGAACCAATGTCTGGTAGAGAAATGGCTGCAAGATTTTTAATACCATTTGGATTAGATCTTGCAACAAGAACACCTGCAGGTGGATTACTTTCCACTGCTGCAGCATCAGCAAAAGATCCTTTTGATATGTTAATTAAAGGTATAGATCAAAGAAGAGAAGCTAAAACTGATAGAGAAGCAGATTTATTTGCTGCGTTTTTAAGTTCAGGATTACAAGAGAGAAGAGAGGATAAAAAATTAGCCGCTCAAGAATTAAAAGACAGTAAAGAACTTTTAACATTATACGATAGAACATTACAAAGAAATGTGGTTGTTCAAGCAGGAGATGTGTATAATAATTTAACTAATTACGAACCTGCAAAAACAGATAAAGAAGGCAGAACTTTTGAAAAATTAGAGGTTGGAAATTTAATAGAACAAAAAATGGGAGAGATATTTGAACTAGAGGCAAAAGAGGATAAAACTGCAGAGGACTTACAAGAGATTGAAAAAGCAAAAGCAGTGTTAGAATATTTACAAGGTAATAAAAATACTAGCGCTTTTTCTAATGCATTATTAAAAGATTTAGAATATCAAAAGAAACTTAGAAGAAGTATTAGTGATAAATTAAAAACTACAGATAAATATAGTGGCACTTTAGATGCAACAAAAGAATTACAATTAAAACAAGAAATTGATGCAGCTTTAAAAATTTACATAGAAACAGGTAAATTTCCACCAGAGTTACAATTAGCAAAAGGCGGTAGAGTAGAATATCGAGTGGGAGGTGGAGTAATAGGTGGTGGAGAGGACATGGGAGCTAATATAGTTACAGAAACCGCTACTACACCAGAACCTATACAAAAAATAGATTATGAAACATTAAGAGCAAGATTACCTAAAGAAATTACTGACGACATAGTAAGACTAATAGCATCTAGTCCAGAAGCATTAGAGGATTTTGCAACAATTCAAACACAACAAGATGTAGTTCTATTTAATCAAAAATACGACGTGGAATTAGTATTACCAGCGGAGGCATAATATGGCCGATAACGCACTAGAAAGATATCTCAAAGATAAACAACTTGAGGAACAAACACCTCCAGGTAAAAATAGAGATATTGAAGCTATAAAAGAATCTTTTCAAACTGCCTTAGAAAATTTAACAGAACCTACAAAACCTGTAAAATTTTTTAGATCTTTTTTACCTAAAAAAACAAGAGAGGGTAAGCTGGAAGATACCAGCGCATTAAGGTTTGGTTTATTTATAAATCCTGAATTAAGAATAGCAGTTCAATATGGTGTTAATCAACAATTAAAAGAACAAGGTAAAGCACCTGTTGACGTTATAAAACTTTTAGAAAGTGGAGATGAGAAAGATTACATATCTGGTTTAGATGAAATTAGAAAAGGAATAAGCGTAGGTTTATTTGATTTAACACAGGGTACAGGTAGTTTATTATTTTCTGGAACAGACCTTGCTTTTGACACAGATTTTCAATCTGCTTTTGAAGAGTTTATGGAGGACAAAGAACCAGATAGACCTGAAACATGGAGAGGTGAGTTGGTTGGTCTACTAACACAGTTTGGTATTCCAGGCTCAATGATTCAAAAAATTGTCAATCGTATACCTAAAGTTGCTAAGATAAAAAGCTCTATTAAAAAAATGAAAGGTATTAAAAAACCTGTGAGTGATATTGCTACTAGAATGGTTGAAGGTGCAACTGTAGTTGGTGCAACAGACTTTATTGCATCTGAACCAGATAGACCATCAATATTTTTTGAACCAGAAAGCACAGAGGGTTTGACAGGTAGAAAAAAAGCAGCAGCTATTTTTAGAAATAAAATTAAATATGGAAAAGAAGGCGCCATGATAGGTGGTGGTTTTCCTCTTGTAGGTAAAGGTTTCGCTCTTGGTTATAGGTATGGAATAAAACCAGTCACAAAAACGACAGCTAGTCTTGGTGCAAAAGCAGTAGATACAGCAGTATTTAAACCTATACTATTGTTAGGTGGCACTAAAGCCGGCGGTGTTGTAGTCGGTAGCACAGCAAAAGCTATTACTGGTGCAAGTAAATTTGTATTATCTAAAGCTGCAAAGTTAGCAGCATCAGCATTAGATAAAGATTTACTTTATAAAGGTAAATTAATTCAACAATTACCACCATTTGAAAAATGGAGATTAGGTAGTGTTACTTCTAGATATGCAGAGGAAAGAGGTCTTAAAAGATTAGACAATATATTATCTTACCTTAGATCGTTTGGTAAAACACCAAAGGATATTGAAGGTGTATCAGAAGCTGTAATGTTATTTATAAAAAGTAGATCTAAAAAAATAGATAAAATTATGAAAGGGTTAGATAAAAAAGCTTATGATTTAGCAAAAGGTTTTGAAAATAATTACAATAAAGGTGATAGTTCACCTGCTTTACAAAAATATTATTTAGATCATGTAGAAGAATTTTTAAGAGGACAAAGAAAATTGTCTGATTTACCTACAGAGTTACAACCTTTAGCAAATGATTTAAAATTATCAATTAAAGAAGTAATGACTGAGTTTAAATCTCTTTTACCAAAAGGTAAAAATAGAGACCCGTTAGTAAAAGAATTAGAAAAAATAGAAATAGGTAAAGTTAGTAGTTATTTAGTTAAATCTTTTGCAACTTTTACCAACCCTAATTACATACCAGATGAAAATGTTTTAAGTAAAGCAGTTGATTGGATATCTAAAAATGTAATTAAAGGTGAATTAAGAAGAGAAGCTATAAGAGACTTTCCAAAGCTATCTGAACAAGAGGCTATAAAAGAATCTGCTAAAAATTTAGCAGAAACTATTTTAAGAACAGGTAGAGCAGAGGGTGTTAATCCTTTGGTTCAGTTAAAAGAGATAGGTGAATTAATTAGATTTAAAGATTATAAAATTTTAAAAACTGGTGAAGAATTACCTACAGCCATAAAAAATTTATTAGGTGCAGAAAAAAATTTAAAAAGCTCTGTATCTTTAACTATAACTGAAATGATATCTGCTGCGGCTAATAAAAGGGCGTTAGACGTTATAGCAGACATAGGTTTAAAAAATAGATGGTTGTTTGATTCAGCTAGTTCGGCAAGAAATGCAGGTATTTTAGATGCAGTGCCCATAGACAAAGTGCCAAGATTAGGTAATCTTTTAAAATCTAAAATAACAGACTTATATGCATCTCCTGAATTCGTGCAAATGTTTCAAGGAACGGGTGGTACGTTAGATAAGTTAATATCAATACCTATTTATAGACTTATTATGCAAGGTAAAGTTGGTGTACAGATTGGTAAAACTTTATACTCACCACAAACACAAGTAAGAAATGTTACGTCAGCATCATTATTTGCTCTAATGAATGGTCACATTGGAGGAAAAGCAAGCGTAACAAATGCTATGAAGATAGTATTTGATGATATTTTTGGTGCAGGTAAACAAGGTATTGATGAAGTTAAATTTAACAATTATGTTGAAAGATTAGTCAGACTTGGTGTGTGGGATGAAAACGTTGTAGCATCAGAATTAAAAGCAATTGTAGATCAAATCAGAAGAAATCAAATTAACACAACAGATAAATTATTTGATAAATTAATTAAGATGGCGCCTACTGATAAAGTAGCACAGTTATATGCTGGTGGTGATAACTTATGGAAAGGTTTTGGTTTTGAGTTTTATAGATCTGATTTAAAACTAGCTCTAAAAAACATGGACGACATAAAAGAATGGTTTAGATATATGGGCCAACCTTTTGATGATGTTAATATTGTAACTGGTGTTAAAAAAACTTTTGATGATGGATTAGATGAAGCAGCTGCATACTTACTTAGAAACACTTATCCAACATACAGTAAGGTACCTCCTTCAATACAAAATTTAAGAAAACTACCTATTGGATCGTTTATATCTTTTCCTGCAGAAATTTTAAGAACAGGAGCAAATGCAATATCTATAGGATTAAAAGAAGCAGCTCACCCTAATCCAGTGATTAGACAAATGGGTTTAAGAAGATTAACAGGAGCATCAATAACTAATTTTGCAATAGGTGCAGGGATTATAAACACAGCGTTATATTTAACAGATTCTACAGAGGCGCAGTGGAGTGCTTACAAAAGATCTGGTGCTGCGATATGGGATTCTAGATCAGCCTTAATGCCTATCAAAAGTTGGAAAAATGGGGAATCTGCAGCAATAAACTTTTCATATTTTTCACCATACGACAGTTTACATGCACCATTTGCAGCTGCAATAGCACAAGCTAGAGAACAAAATTTAAATCCACAAGAAACAGAACAGTTTGTTTTAAATTTAATGTTTGCAGAGGAAGGTCCTGTAATGACATTCTTAGCACCATTTATTACAGAACCCATTGGTTATGATAGAGTTTTAGATGTTACGGTTAGAAATGGTAGAAAAGATCAAGGCGGTACTGTTTATTCTGCATCGGATGATTTAGGTTCAAAGTTTGCTAAATCTTTTGCGTACGTATTGGAAGGAGTTCAACCAGGTGCTACCAAAAGTTTAGATAAAATATCTGGAGCCTTATCATTAGACTTAACAAAAGGTGGTGCACCATTAAAATTATTAGATGAATTACTTGCTTTGTTTGCTGGAACTAGAATCATAAGAATAGATGTAAAAAATACTTTAAGATATAATGCTTCAGAGATGAATAGATTATTAAGAGCTGTTGATGAAAACGAACAGTTTTATAACGTAGATAATTATGCAAACAATACTCCAAACGATATGGTTAGAACTTTTGAAAATATGCAGAAGGAAGCATTTAGAATACAAAAAGATATGTTTATTAGAATTAAAGATTTTCAACTTTTAGATTTAGATGAAGACCAAATAGATGATATTTTAAAAGCTGCTGGTGTATCTAGAAAAGTAAGAGGTAATTTATTGGACGGATATTTTACACCAATTAATTATTCTAAAAAAAGATTTGAAACAAAAGTAGATACAATTGAGAAATCACTTAAAAAATTAGATACAGAAAATAGAAGATTTAAATTAAACACTGATTTTGTTTTTCCAGAAGAAAGATTGGATGAAATTAAAGATGAATATGAAGATAAATTATTTTTTGAAGATGAAAAATATGATCCAAAAAAATTTGAATACGAATTAGATAAAAATGGTAGAATTTTATTTGACACAGAAGGAAACCCTATAAAAAAAGAAATAGGTTTTTTCGGAGTTCCACAAATAATAAAAGAAGGTTTTAAAAAAGCTACAACACTTTTTGAAGGTAATATACCTGTATCTTCTTTACCTAATACGTCTATGCCTAATAAAAATTTATTTACAAAAGCACCAAATACCAACTTGACACGTACAGAGAGTGCGTTACTATCCGATCCTTTAGAACGGGAGATTGCAAGAAAAACATAATGCCAAGCGGAGATAAAATTAAACCCAAAACTACAAGAGAGCATTTGCTTTCTATATACGGATATATTACAGGTATTAAAAAAGATATGAAACATATGCACGAAGGTATTCACGATTTGGGCGGTAAGATAGATAAGATCTATTGGGTGTTATTGGGTACTGTTGGGGCAGTATCACTTCTGTTGCTAGAAAAATTTTTGGATAAACTAACATGAATTTAAGTCGTAATTTTACTCTTCAAGAACTTATTAAATCTGACACTGCAATTAGATTAGATATCAACAACAATCCAAACTCAGGTCAGATAGAAAAATTAAAAGCACTTTGTGAAAATATTTTACAGCCAGTGCGTGATCACTTTGGTAGAGTAAAAGTGACTAGCGGTTTTCGTAGTGAAGAGCTTTGTATTAAGATTGGTAGCTCTGTGAATTCACAGCACGCTAAAGCTGAGGCCGCAGACTTCGAATGTATGGGTACAGATAATGCAGAATTAGCTGACTGGATTTACGCAAACCTAGATTTTGATCAGTTAATATTAGAATTCTACACACCAGGTGAACCAAATAGTGGGTGGATACATTGCAGCTATACTCCTGATCAACCAAGAAAACAATTTTTACACGCTTTTAAATCAGAGGGTAAAACTAAATACAAACCTGTAATTGGTAAAGCAACAAATATAGTTTAAATCCAAGATTTTAATTCTTCACCCATGACTTCAGATGCAATATTTATTTTATCTCTTAAAGCCTTCACAATCTTCTCATCGACCGTGTCTTCGCAAATCAGATCAATATAAGTCACTGTTTTCTTTTGTCCTATTCTGTGTGCTCGGTCTTCTGATTGTAGTCTCTTTTCTAGGTCGTAACCATTAGAATAGTAAATAACAGTATTGGCTTGTGTAAGAGTAATTCCATATCCACCTGTTTGTGGTGTGCCAATTAAAAACCTACACTTTGGATCGTTTTGAAATTTACGAATATAGTTTTGTCTGTCTTCTTGTGATGTTAAACCATAGTAATGAACATAAGAGTCCTCTCCATATTCTTTAATTATTCTTTGTATAATTTCACCAACACTTAATTGGTAATTAGCCCAAATAATTGCTTTACCTTCTGTCTCTTCTAATACGTTCATCAATTCATTTAATCTATTACTTTCAACAGATTGAGTAGAACCATCATCAGCTGTAAAATGTCCACAAGTTATTTGATGTAATCTCATTAACTGAGTTAACACAGTCATGGTAGAAGTAACTTTACCATTTAAAACAGCTATGGCCTGTTCTTTCATTTGCTGATATATCTTTTTTTGATCTGGTGTCAAAGATACATGGCGTTTAATAAATACTTTCGGTGGTAAATCTAAACAATCTTCTTTTAAAACTCTATCAGAAAATGTTTTTACAGTCTCAGACAACTCACCAAGATTTTTAAACTCACTAACAACTTGTATAGATCTTCCTCGTATGTGCATAGTTTTCATCTCTGCATAACGATTACGAAACGCATAGTATGAAGTAAAGTCCAACAACCACGGATCAAGGAACTCACATTGTGTATACAAATCTAATGGATTTTTTGTAATAGGAGAACCAGTCATGATACGTCTATACTTTGCAAGTTTACCAAGACTTATAATATTTTTAGTTCTTCTTGCAGATGGATTTTTTATTGTGGTAGACTCGTCTACTGCCATCAAAGTATTATGAGAGGATAAAAATTTTCTAGCAAAGTTTACACCTTTATCTGTGCTAAGACCCTCAACATTCATTATCAAAATATGTAAGGTTGTTTCATTTTGTAAAACAGATTCTAATTTTTCTCTCTGTGTTTTTGTAATATTTGCTTGCCACAATACAGTCGTTTTATCTATGTGATCTGGTAAATGTGTAGGCAGTTCTTGTTCATACCAAGTCTTAACAACACCTTTTGGTGCAATAATTAAAGCACCATCTACTTTACCTTTATCGTAAAGCATAGATAAATTATCTATCAACACTTTTGTTTTACCTGTACCCATTTCCATAAAATAGGCAAAATTTTCTTTGTTCCATGACTTTTCTAAAGCATTCATTTGATGCTTATATGGTTTTGTTTTAAATTTATAATTCATAATTTTTCTTCTTTCTATGGGTTGACATATAATCCAGGATGCATTATATGTCAAGTCATAATGTCAGAAAGAATAGTTTACGTTATACAAGAAGTTGCAGGCACACAAGCTGGCAACCCCAAAATTAATATTATGGGCGCCTCTAGCTATGGTAAATTAAAATTTTTATTGCCAGAGTTTTCGCAAATGATTTTTTCTCCTGGACCTTTAGTTTTTAAATTAAGACAAGGACTAAAAAATTTTAATCCAGGTGATCATTTATTATTAACGGGTGATCCTGCACTAATAGGTGTTGCATGTTCTATTGTATCTGATATTACAAACGGTAAATACAATTTGTTAAAGTGGGATAAACAAGAAAGAAAATATTATCCTATTGAAATTAATCTATACGAGAAAGGAGAAATAGATGACAATTGATTTCGAAAGAGACCAACAGG